AGGGAGAAAATCTCTAAGGAACTTACATACAAGATTATGCCACGTAATCCTAATGATCCTCCGATCATTATTAAAAATATGGCTCGGGTACGAGAAAATTTAGTAACAATACCCATAGGAAGAACGGATCTTATACCAAATGAATATGAAATTGTTGACAAGAGGATTATGGTGCCTGTTGATTTTCCTGATTTTAAGTTTGTACTCCGCGAGTCTCAACGAGCCGTCTACGATGAACTCGATGATAATTGTATCATCAATGCGTGGGTAAGTTGGGGAAAAACTTTCACGGGGTTGGCGATAGCCGGAAAACTTGGACAAAAAACACTTGTAGTTGTGCATACTGTACCCCTACGGAATCAATGGGCAAAAGAAGTAGAGAAAGTCTACGGATTTACACCTGGCATCATAGGAAGCGGTAAGTTTGATATTGAACCTCCAATTGTAATTGGAAATACACAGAGTCTCTATCGAAACATTCCAAAGATTCAAAAAGAGTTCGGTACAGTTATTCTTGATGAAATGCACCATGTAAGTAGTCCAACTTTTTCCAAAATTATCGACACAAACTATGCAAGATACAAGATAGGTTTATCAGGCACTATTGAGAGAAAAGACGGTAAGCACGTGGTATTTCGTGATTACTTTGGAAGTAAAGTATTTAAACCCCCAAAAGAAAATTTTATGACACCCCAAGTTCATGTAATCAAGTCAGATGTTCGTTTTATGGACGGAGCTAGAATACCTTGGGCAAATAGAGTAACAAGTCTTGCAAATGATGAAGAATATAAGCATATGATTGCTATGTTATCTTCTTTTTACGCTGCAAAAGGACACAAAGTATTAGTAGTTTCAGACCGAGTGAACTTTCTAAAAAACTGTTCAGCATTAGTTGGAGAAACTGCAATTTGTGTAACAGGAGAAGTACCTCATGAAGAACGTGAAACCCTTCTTGAGCAAATTAACTACGGAAATAAAAACATACTGTTTGGTACTCAAGCGATATTTAGTGAAGGGATTTCAGTCAATTCCCTCTCTGTCCTTATACTCGGTACCCCTATCAACAACGAACCACTCCTCACCCAGCTTATCGGAAGAGTCATCCGAGAGCAAGAAGGAAAACAAACCCCTGTAATAGTAGATGTTCACTTAAAAGGAAATACTGCTCGAAAGCAGGCTTCAAATAGAATGGGTTACTATATAAAGCAGGGTTGGAAAATAACTCAAACATAGAAAAATAATTCTTGACAATAATCTTAATTTTTAGTATAATATATGCTTCTATATGACTGGCAAAAAATCTTTACCGTATCGGCGGGAAAACCAAGTACTATCTTCTTGATATTTGAGATGCTTGTAAAAAAGTCTGTACCGGAAAATAGGTTTGATCCTATCTACCGTTTTTCTGACTTAAATTTTACAGGCGATTCATTCTTGGCACATCCCGATGTTCTTTTGTACAATTCATTTAGACATACACGTCGTGACGTTGCTCTGTATCTGGCCTTAGCTAGTATAAGGTCTTTGGCAGAGTTTTTAGTTAATGACAAAACAACACTAGATCTTTTGGAATGTCCAATAGATCCTTTTGAACACTTAGAACAACCAGAAGATAGGCTACTTTATATTGAGGATGATCAAGTACATTTCTTATATGAAGAAGTCCCAAAGGAGAAAACACAATGGCATTAAGCTTTAACAAGTCAAAGGGCGCTGCCCAAAAATCTAACATCACCACTTTCGGTTATCAAGATGGTGACAACTCAGTTCGTCTCGTAGGCGATATTCTTGCTCGATATGTATATTGGGTCACAGGAGAGAATGATAAGAATATTCCTCTGGAATGTCTGTCATTTGATCGCAATGAAGAGCGATTCAACAACAAGGAAAAAGACTGGGTTCGTGAGTACTACCCTGATCTGAAGTGTGGCTGGAGCTATGTAATGCAGTGCATTCACAATGGCGAAGTCAAAGTAATCAATCTCAAGAAGAAGCTGTGGGAGCAAATCCTTACTGCTGCAGAGGATCTTGGAGATCCTACTGATCCTGAGACTGGTTGGGATGTTAAGTTCAAGCGAGTTAAGACTGGCCCGCTGGCTTACAATGTAGAGTATCAACTTCAAGTACTGAAGTGCAAGCCTCGTGCTCTAACTGATGATGAGCAGGAGCTTGTAGCTTCTCTGAAGTCTATGGATGATGTTATGCCTCGTCCTACTCCTGATGCTCAAAAAGAGCTGTTGGATCGTATTCGACAGCCCGCAACAAATGAAATTGATGAAGAAGCACTTGATGCGGAGTTTGCTATTTCATGATTCTCTTTACGGCAGACTGGCACTTAAAGCTAGGTCAAAAGAATGTGCCACGAGAGTGGGCACTAAACCGCTACAAAATGTTTTTCGAGCAAGTTCATAGCCTTGAAAAACAATGCAACATGCATATCATAGGCGGAGATCTTTTTGACCGTCTGCCAAACATGGAAGAACTGGAACTGTACTTCTCGTTTATTCGGGAAGTTACAGTTCCAACTCTTATCTATGATGGCAACCACGAAGCTACAAAGAAAAACAAAACATTTTTTACTCAACTAAAGCAGGTTAGTAGAGATATTAATCCTTTAGTACAAATAGTGGATATTTCGTATCATGATTCCGATTTTGGTTTTGGCGTTCTTCCTTACGCCGACCTACATAGAAAAGGAAGCATTGAAAAGTTTGTACAAACAGAACCATTGTTTACTCATGTACGAGGAGAGATACCTCCGCACGTCAAGCCAGAGGTGGACTTAGACAGATTTGAGGACTTTCCAATCGTCTTTGCAGGCGATTTACACGCACATAGTAATACACAAAGAAATATTGTATATCCTGGATCGCCTATGACTACCTCCTTTCACAGAACGGAGGTAAAGACAGGCTATATCTTAATTAATCCAGATGATTGGTCTTGGATTTGGGAACCGTTTGATCTACCACAGCTACTTCGTAAAACTGTATCTGATCCAACTGAAATGATTCCTACAGACTTTCATCATACAATCTATGAGATAGAGGGCGATATTCAGGATCTAGCAGCAATTAAAAACAGTGAACTGCTAGATAAAAAAGTTGTAAAGCGTAGTAGTGAAGCAACCTTAGTAATAGAAAAAGATATGAGCATCCAAGAAGAACTAGCAGAATATCTTGCATACATCTTGGAATTAGAAGAAGATAAAATACAAAGTATAGTAGGTACTTTTAATGATTACGCTCAAAAAGTTGCAGTGGGATAATTGTTTTAGCTATGGCTCTAACAATGTATTAGACCTACAAGAAAATACAGTAACTCAAATTATTGGCACTAACGGTATGGGGAAGTCCTCCATACCGTTAATTATTGAAGAAGCATTATTTAATAAAAACTCAAAAGGTATTAAAAAGGCAGACATTCCGAATCGTTATGTAAACAATGGCTATCACATCTATTTGGAGTTTTCCAAAGACACAGATGAGTATAGTATCGAAATTGATAGAAAGTCAAGTATTAAAGTAAAGCTACTAGAAAATGGAGAAGATATTTCTAGTCATACAGCTACAAATACTTTTAAAACAATTCAAGACATTCTTGGTGTTGATTTCAAAACTTTCTCTCAGCTAGTATATCAAAATACAAATGCTAGCTTACAATTTCTTACGGCTACTGATACAACTCGTAAAAAGTTTTTGATTGATTTATTACACTTGGAAGAGTATGTAGAACTATTTGAAGTATTTAAAAATACATCAAGAGAGTTATCCACTGAAATCGCAGGTATTCAATCAAAGATAGCAACAGTAGAAAAATGGTTGATAGATAATAAATTAGAGGATACAACCATACTGCCAATGTTAAAAATTGAAAATGATACGGAAGAACTTGAGAAAGAGTTCCGTTCTCTAACGATGGGAATTGAAAATATTTCCGAAAAAAATAAAAAAATTATAAAAAATAATCAGTACATAAAGCTATTGAAAGACATTGATATACATAGAATCAATAGTATTGAAGTTGATGAAAAACAATCCTATGACAGTCTACAAGCAGATTTAGGAACTTTAAACGGGGTCATAGCGGGGTCAAGAAAACTTATCAAAAAGTTACATGACTTGGAGGATAAGTGCCCTACCTGTGAGCAAACCGTTCCGGAAGATTTTAAACAAACACTGATTGCAGAGGAAACAGATAAAGTTTCTTTTGCACAGGAGAAAATGCGTGACATTACCACAAGAATTGAAGAAATTAAACGACAAAATGAGCAGTTTGAATATAAAACAAAAATGCAAAGAGATTGGGAAGACCTCTACCGAAGTATCGACAGAACTCTCCCAGTGGCCATCTTGGATAAAGGAGAGCTTGAAGAGCGCTTGGAGAGAGTACGAGCTGACTTGGTTTCGGTGCAAGAGTCTATATCGAGCACGGCAAAGGAAAATGAAAGACGAACTCGACAGAACACACGCATCCAAGTAATTCAAGAGCAAACAGACGAATTTATCAACCAATTAAATGAAGCAGAGAGTAGTCTTTCTGATTTAGATTCTTTGTACTCAAACTTAGAGGTGCTGAAAAAAGCATTTAGCACAAATGGTCTCATTGCATACAAAATTGAAAATCTAGTCAAAGAGCTAGAAGAACTTGTAAATACCTATTTAGCGGAGCTTTCTGATGGGCGATTCACTTTGGAATTTGTTGTGTCAAACGATAAACTCAACGTTCAGATCACTGATAATGGCAACATTGTGGATATTCTTGCTCTTTCTTCTGGCGAGCTTGCTAGGGTAAATACAGCCACACTTATAGCTATTCGTAAACTTATGAGTAGCATATCCAAGTCCAGGATAAATATATTATTTCTGGATGAAGTCATCAACGTTCTTGACGAAAGCGGAAGAGAAAAGTTGGTAGAAGTTTTACTTGACGAAGATAACCTAAATACTTATGTAGTAAGTCATGGTTGGACTCATCCTCTTCTCGAAAAGATCGAAGTCGTTAAACGAGAGAATGTGAGCGCACTAGAATGAATCGACAATCTTCAAATAGAAGAATATGGTTACTAGCAAAACAAAAGGAAGAAGAAAATGAAAACAACGATACTGGAAGCACTTCAGGCGAAGTACTTCGGGGAGATCAAGGAAGCACAGGCAAATATCGAGATATATCTGGAAAACCCAGTTGGTATTGGAGAGCATCCCGAAATACTCGACGCCATTGATACACAAGTAGCAAAACTCGCAGAAGCACAAGAAAAATTCGAAGTATTAAAAGAGTTTATCAATGGTTGATAGCAGAGCAAAAGGTGCTCGTGGTGAGTATTTAGTACGAGATATGTTACGAGAAGCAACAGGACTTCAGTTTGAAAGAGTCCCTGCTTCTGGAGCGCTTGAGTATCTGAAAGGAGACTTGTATGTGCCTCATGAAAAGAACATATTTTGTATTGAAGTAAAAAACTACTCAGAGTCACCTCTCAGTGACAAAATTTTCACAGCAAAAAAGACAAATAATCTTATACGCTGGTGGAATAAATTAAGGCAGCAGGCGGAACAAGGAAATCAAAGACCACTTCTATTTTTTAAATACAATAGATCTCCGGTATTTGTAGTATTTGAAGATATGCCACAAGTAACTACAGAACGGTGGATTCGTATAGAGTGGTTGGATTGTTTCGTAATGCTTGCAGAAGAATGGCTAGAAAAAGAAGAGCCGAGGTTTTTAGATGGCGTTCAGTTTTAACGAAAAAATTATTACAGGAAACAATACTCTAATTGTAGATGCACTCAATCTTGCTTTTAGATGGAAGCATCAAGGACGTACTGACTTTCGATACGAATATGATAGTACAGTAAAGAGTCTAAGGAAATCTTATGAATGTGAACGAGTCATATTGGCAGCAGACTGGGGGTCTTCTACCTACCGTAAAGAGATCCACCCAGCGTATAAACAAAATCGAAAGGACAAGTTCGCTGAACAATCAGAGGAAGAAAGAATCGCATTCGAAGAGTTCTTTGAAGAGTTCGAAGCATCTCTCGAAGTCGTGGGAGATAACTTCGAGGTACTTAGATATAAGGGTGTAGAAGCAGATGATATTGCTGCACATTTAGTAAAACAAAAAGAAAAGTATGAGTTAGGTAATATTTGGTTAGTATCTAGTGATAGAGACTGGGATCTACTGATTCAAGAAGGTGTAAGCAGATTTTCTTATGTGACGAGGAAGGAAGTCACGCTAGAAAACTGGGGCAGTCATTATGAGTGTTCTCCTGAAGAATATATTTCTCTAAAATGCCTCACAGGAGACAAAGGTGACAATGTCCCAGGCATACCTGGAATCGGGCCTAAACGAGCTGTACAGTTGATACGGGAGTATGGAAACGCTTTCAATATTTATGAAGCAACACCTATGCCCAGTAAATACAAGTTCATTCAGTCTTTGAACGAGAATGCAGATCAAATTTTACAAAACTACGAGCTCATGGATTTAATGACTTTTTGCGATGATGCAATAGGCGCTGATAATTTATCAGACATTGAAAGGAGAATGACAAGTGTCATTTAATGTAACAGTAGATTATCGACGAGACAGGTATCTGTCAGAGTTTAGTAAAAAAACTCTTCAAGATCGGTATATGATTGATGGGGAAGTATCTCCCCAAGACGCTTTTGCACGAGCAGCAAAAGCCTTTGCAAATGATGAAGAACATGCACAAAGACTGTATGACTATGCTAGTAAGTTATGGTTTATGTTTAGCACTCCTGTATTATCTAACGGGGGAACCACCAGAGGCCTTCCTATTAGCTGCTTTCTTAATTTTGTTGAAGATAGTAGAGAAGGCATCACAAATCACTACACAGAAAATGCTTTTCTCAGTAGTGTTGGTGGTGGTGTTGGGGGGTGCTGGAATAGCATACGAAGTGTAGGAAGTAAAACTTCAAATGGCTCTGAAAGCACCGGAGTAATTCCTTTTATGAAAGTTGTGGACGCTGAGATGCTCGCATTTTCTCAAGGCGTTACTCGACGAGGTAGCTATGCAGCATATCTCGATATGTCTCACCCTGAAATCGAGGAATTTTTAGATGTACGCAAACCTACTGGAGGTGATATTAACCGCAAGTCTACTAATCTTCATCACGGAGTGGTTATTTCAGATCAGTTTATGGCCCTTATAGAAGGTGCCACCAGGGAGGAGGGTTTTGATGACTCCTGGAATCTGATAGATCCTAATTCTGGCAGAGTTGTAAAGACTGTATCCGCAAAAACACTTTGGGTAAAACTTATTCAGAATCGCGTAGAAACTGGTGAACCTTATATTATGTTTGGTGATACAGTACAAAATGCATTACCTGAGTGTCAAAAAGAAAAAGGACTGAAAGTAAATCACTCAAATCTGTGCAGTGAAATCACTCTTGCTACAGACGAAGATAGAACAGCAGTATGTTGTCTTTCAAGTGTAAATTTAGAAGAGTTTGATG